CCGGCGAGCGCCTTGTTTGCCTGCTGCATCCGGAACGCATACCCCGGATCGTAGGCCTGCATGTCGGCCGCGGTGAACGTCTTATTCAGGTCGCCGCCGGGCGCGAGGCCGCCCATCAGGGTACTGAGCGACTGGCCGCCGGCGCCGATGTAGGGCTGGAGCAGTTCCATCGCCCGCCGGGTGCCCTCATCGATCCGTCCCTGGCCGGCGGTAACTGCTCCGGTAATCCCCTGCTGGCCGGCCGCAGTGGCGTCGGTCACCCCCTGCGCCGCGGCGGTCCCGGCGGCGCCGATCTGCGGGTTATAGATGTCGAGTTGCGTCCGCAGATCGCCGGCGGCCGCCTTGGCGGCCTCGGCTTGGATTTTCGCGGCTTTGCTGGATGCGCGGGAGCCGAAAAGGCCCCCGAGCAGCGACGAGCCAAGCGAGATTGCCGCCGGAATCGCTACCGCCGCAGGCATTGTAACTCCTTTTTTTTCAACATGTTAACCTCATTGGCGCGAAACGCAGGACACGATGGCGAAACAGTGGCGCGAAACGCAGGACATAATGGCCCAACATAGCCGCGAGACCGATGAGCGCATAGCCAAACTGGGCGCTGCGACCGATGAGCGAATAGAGGGGCTGGTTATCGCCATTGGTAAATTCATCGAAAAGGTAAGTAGGCGCTCTTGACCAGCCGCCTTCTCTCGGCTGCGAGAGCGTCCCGGGCTGGAAACCCGGGCGGGGCCGTACGGAAGCGGCCCCTAGAGCCATCCCGATGCAACCTGGAGGCTCCTGACGCCAATGCGGCCTACTTCTCAGGGCGACGGCAATGCCGCCGTCCCCTCTTTTGCTTCCCCTGAAACTTGAGCCTGAACAGCCAATTCGCTCGGTCGGCTGAGGCCGAGGCAGATCTGGTCGAGGAGTTTCCCGTTCTTCAGGAACGAGTCCTCGTTCTTGCCGTAGACCTCCATACCCGCCGCCAGGGCGAAATGGAAGGCCAGACGGTTGTCGACCGGCACGTTCGTAACGATCCGCCGGCAGGGCGTGTTTTCCCAGACCCAGGCGAGCATCGCCTGCGCGGCCCGCTGCCCCCGCTCACCCCACGCGTGCGGCAGCAGCGCCGTGTGGATCTCCCAGCAAATGGTATTCGTTGGAACGAGCATCCAGAGTCCGAGCAGCGTGTTGGCGTCCCAGACCACGAGATACCAGATCGCATCGCTTTCGATCGGCCGGTATTCGGCCGCTGGCGGTGAACCGTCGTCGCTCAGGTGCTTGTAGAGCGCGGGCTGCGTCATGATCGCGCGGATCAGACCGTAATCTGTGGAGCGTTCGATATGGATCACGGTGCCCACTTGACCCGGTTGCCGTCCGCGGGGTCATACCAGAGCTGCTGATTGCCAGCGCCGGGATTGGTGGAACGCAGACGGGGAAACGACACCACATCGTACTGGTTTAACCGCAGGATTTCGACAAACCCGCCTCCGTCGCTCGATTGAACCGAAAAATAAGGGGAACCGCCGGAATTGATGCGGAGCAGAATTCGAAGGGCGTAATTGCCCGTGGACTGGATGCGGATACCGCCGTCCTGACTGGCCGCGTGCAGAGTCGCTTGGACCGCCAGCTTATCCGCTGGAGTTGCGGTTGCAATCCCTACATCGCCCGCCGCCGTGACATGCAGGCGATCGCTGTTGGCCGCGCTTTCGTCAGTAATCCCGCCTTCGACGATCTGACCCGATGTCGAGCCGACTTTTGTAATGACATTCGGGTGCGTGAGGTTCACCGCGCCGCCGACCGGCGTCACCTCGACCCAGGCAGTCTGGTTCCAAATGAACTCCCGCGGCGGCGCGACATTGGTACGGAAATCGAATCCCGCATCGTGCGTCCCGAGGTCGGTCGGTCGTTGATCAGGCACCAGAATTCCCCACATGGTCCCTGCCAGATACTGCCACAGAGGTGTTCCGGCTGGAGTCTCACGTTGGTAAATCACCCCGCCCCGGTCAGATTCGACATATAGCGCCCCTTCCACGATCGTGGCCGGCGCGGGACGTGCCGCATGCGGCCCATACTGCACCGCGGTTACCTCGATCCATTCGGTCTGTGACCACAGGAACTGGCGCGGTGCATCCGTCCCGCGAAACTCAAACCCCGCATCGTGCGTGCCGAGGTCGGTCGGCCTCTCATCCGGCGAAAGCGTGCCGTACATCGTGCCGGCGATGTACTGCCAGGTTCCGCCTTCGTTTGAATAGATGGCTCCCCGGTCGGCTTCGATATAAATCGCGCCGTCCGGCATGCTGCCGGGATCGGGCCTGTCAGCATGCGTGCCCTCGCTCACTAGTTTCGAGTTTGAATTGGACCGGTCAGTAAGTTGATTCCAGTACAGCCACCAGTCCTTCGTCGTCTGTATATCGCCGTTTCCCGTCGAGAACGGGACTCCGTTTGCCATCAATAGCGACGTCCGGAAAGGGGGCGTGATTAACGGCATCAGGATTCTCCCGGCGTGGCCTCGAGGAATGCGTCGGTGAGCGCGACCTTGGCCTTCCCCTGCACACCGATACGGTAGACGCGATCGCGCGAACGGCCAAGACGCCGCCACGCGATGCGCTTGGTGAAGTCGCCATTAACGCCTGAAGAGTGCAACGGTGCCAGGCCCGTCAGGAATGTATGGCCGCGGTCATTGCTCCAGTCGAGGCCCACGATCATTTCCGGAGTTGCGGCCGCTACCGTCCCCGTCTCCATGTACGCCTCGAAGCGATGGTGAAATAAATTCTTGTCTTCGTTCAGGAGATGCGGAAACGCGCGAAGGTATTGAATGGCCGCTCCGTCGTCGTCATAATACTTCAGGGCCTGCTCATAGAGTTTGCCGGTGACTGGGTCACCCACGATATGCTTGCCGCCCTGGCCCCATTCAGGAATAAAGGCGTGATACCAGGGTTGATAGCGCTCGAATTGCCTCAGAACGGTATCGTATCCGGCCCGCTCGTGCCACAATCCCTCGCCCATGTCATAGACCCAGCAGCCGCCGCGCTGCCCCTGCTGCCAGAAATTGACCACCCAGAACAGATGGCCGCCATCGCGGTACGAATAAGACACTGCATCAGACACTTTGAAATCGGGGGCATTCCAGGTGGCCTCCTGTGCGTACGTGCTGATGCGTTCAGGAGAAAACGCGAGCGCACGATACGCGACCGTCTGACCGCTCGGAGTGCCGCCGAGCCAGCAGATGTATGGCCCCACTGAGCAGGGAGCGTAGACCGCCACCGAGCCATCACGGATGAATGCGCCCTGCATTCGCTGGAACGGGAAACTTGCCACGCCGGAATTGTCGAGCGTCGAGCCGATATTCGTCCAGACCTCGATGGTTTCCTTGCCGAACAGGATCAGTTCCTCGTGATCACAGAGGATCGAATTGATGTAATCGGCGTAGCCTTCTTTGACTCCGAAATCCAACGGATCCCAGAGCGTGCCGTCATACAATGCGCTGATGTTGAATTGCCGCCCAGGATCCAGACTGGACCCAAGATCGGGGCGCGGGACGCGGTTCACGATGAAATAGCCGTCCAGGAAGCCGCCCGTCACGCCGTCGAGCGGAGCGCCGGAGTCGACCGTCCAAACTCCTTCCGAGGTTGCGGGAGGGTTCGGGGTCACGAGCATGAGAATGCCCGCCGGCGTCGTGACCGGCACAGCGTCAACGTGATAAAAACTGCCGTCCATTCGCAAGGTCTTGCCGACCATCGACGTGTCGAACGGCGTCCCGGTAAGCCAGTGCAACTGATTATTGGTGCCCGTCGCCGATGCCGTTCCGCCGACTGAGAAATTCACCGGCAATGGCCCGCCGCCCACTCCTCCGTTGTCGCAGTAGACAAGTCCGCCCGAGATGACCAGGAGCTGATGGCCGTTACTGAAGATCTGGGCTGGGTCGGGCTCGATGCTACCCGTTGCTACGGTCCCCGCCCGTGCGGTCACCATGCCGTCAGAGTGTATCTCCGACTCCGTGTTCCCGTGAATGGCGAAGAGGCGTCCGCCGCCGGCCCACAGGCAGCGGATCTTTACCGGCGTGAGCTGGGCAAAGAACTTCAGGCCCGGCCGGCCGAACAGCACCTGCTTGCGCGGCTCGTCGCCGACTGCGAGCGTCTCCGGATAGAAGTTCATGCATTGCTGCGCCGCGGCGACCACGCTTTGCAACGTGTAGCTTGGACCCGAGAGCGAGATTTTCATCTGACTTATTCGCCGCTGTAAATGTTGAAATCGTCAGAACAGGTAAAGCCCACTGCCGCAATCGGCCGCGGCGCATTGATCGATTCGAGGCGCATCAGCGAAATACGGGCGTCTTCCCGCACGTTCTGGTCGAGCACTTTCTGGAACTGCGGCGCCAGGCGCACTGCAAGGTTCAGCACGAGCGCGTCTTCATACTGCAGCGGCAGCAGGACCTGATCGGTGACCGCCTGGAAGTAAGGAACCTGCACCCAAGTAAATAACTCGAGAACCTGCCCCGCCATCGGCTGGCCCCACAAATACAGCGTGGAAAGCGGATACCCCCGATCGTTGTAGAGCAGTTCAGGAATCGTGCCGGGCAACGTCTGTAGCGCAATCTTCGCCCATTGCAGATCGGTAACCAGTGCCAGCGGACTCCGTAGATCCGTCCCGCCCGCGTTGATGATATTGGCGCTTTCGATCAGCTGGGGCCGCGGCGCGACAAAATCCGCCGCCAGCGACGGGTCCGGCGATTCGCCGATGGTGTAGGCGGTTTTCGGGGGATCGAGCGGATATTCATTGCGCGCAATGGAATAGATAAACAGCCGGTCACAATTGAGAGAGCCGGTCAGCCGATTCAATTCGTCGATCGCATCCTGGAACTGTGCCGGGGAGGGCGTGCGCCCCGGCCCGAGCGTGACCCCGGCCTTGCGCAGGGCGGGATAAAGCAGCCCCTGGCCCACCTGTCGCGGTTGTGTGCCGGGAATGCCGTCCGGCCCGCCGAACAGTCCAGCGTTCCATAGGGTGGTATTGAAGAGCGGCATATTATTTATTTGCTCCCTTCTTGCCTGCTCTAAACCGGGGCACCTTCGGTCGTGCTATCGTCGTTATTCGTTGAAACGATTGACAACAACCGTCGTATACATCTGCGGGCGGTGCGGCAATGAATTCTACATCTCGCGCGGCCATGAATGGGTCATAACCGACCATCGAGCCGGCCGCATTCACAATGTCACGCTTTGCGATGATTGCAATGAATCCCTCGAGGAGAATGGACCTAGCGAGATTTTCACGTTCGTGCTGTTTCAGTGTCTTGAAAAGAAAACATAAAACGGGTCCGCTAGAAACCTTTACTTGAGCCACAGCTTGTTGCCGTCCCAAAAAGCATATACCGGTAAACCTGGAGTAGTGGTGTAGGTGTTCCCGATAGTCGAGCTTGCCGTGAAGACCGCCGCGGCCGCTGGAATGAAGATCCAGGTAAAACCGGGCGGCATGGCCGTAATGATCTCTGTTACGCCGGTGGTCCCGGTGAAAGAGAAGTTCGGATAATCCGGCATCCGCAAACTGGCGGCTGCAGCCACCGATGGCTCAGCCGTATTGATACCGACATTGTTTTGGATGACGCAATTGACACGGAATCCGGTGAAGTTGCCGGGGCCGAAAAAGATCCAGTTTGCCGCTGCGTGCTGCCGCACGTTATTGCCCACGATTACCCAGTCGTAGTATTGGGCATTGGTCGCAGTATCTCCCCCCAATGCATATTCCATGCATTGCCCGCTCCCCTGTAGCACGTCGCCGAACATCACGCCGGTGAGAGTTACGCCACACACGCCGGCCTGAAAGGCAATGCCGAAGCCATGAGCCGCAGGGAGTCCGATGTCGCTGATCGTGCCGTTAGAAATCACGATGGGACCGGCCGACTGCGCGCTACTGAGAAAGCGGATGCCGGCGGCTTGCCATCCGGCGATGTTGAAATTGCTGAGGGCGACCAGATTCCAGCCCACGACATTAGTGAAATCGATCCCGGCAACATTGTTGGCGTAGCCGCCACCCGATTTGGCATAACTCACTATCTGCATGTTGCTCATGGCGACATTGCCCGCGACGTACCCGGCGCCGATGGCGGTGAATTCGATTCCCTTCAAAGTGCAGGAGTCTACGACCGTGTTGACCATGTAAATATTGGTGACATTGCCGTTGGTTGCATCAAGCCGGATGCCCACCTGTGCGCTGAATCCGCAATTGGCTATCTGCAGGCCATCGGCGCCTTGAATCAACAAACCATACTGCACGTTATTGGTTGAGCGGTCGAACGTCCAGGAATTGCAATTCGCTATAGTGGCCGCATTGCCACTCGAGCCGGTGACATAGAATCCCGCAAGCGCCCGCGTTCCGGGCTGTGTGCCGTAGGGGATCGTAAAAAACACGTCCACATTCGTCAGATGGATGAAGTTGCAGGTATCGATCCAGACCCCGACATAGCCGTCCTCGATCTTCAGGTTCTCGAGCATAGCCGTCTGCGTTTGCTGGTTCTGAATATGGACTGCCGCGCCGCTCGTGACCTTATTCCCCCCGGCCGAGTTGATGATATCCATGTCACGAATCGTAACGGCTCCCACTCCATAGCTCGAATCGATACGAAATATATCGCCTGCCGTAAAACTCGCTGCGCGCCGGATCTGGGTCACCGAGAGCCCCATGCCGAAAATCGACAGATTGCCGAAGTGGCCGGTGCCACTCCGCACGGGCAGAGTAATGGTCTGATAGACGAAGTTATCCCCCGGCGGCACTGCAATCGAGACATTCTGAGTCGAGCCGGGAATGGAATTGACGGCCTCCTGAATGCCGCTGGTGGCGCTTGAGATCTTCCAGGCTCCGGAATGCGCGTTGGCGCAATTCACGATCACGGTTCCCGAAGCACCTCCCGATACGGCACTGCCTCCGGTGATCAGCACCGCTTCGGGATTTCCTGTGCCGCCTGAAATATACAGATAGTGCCTCTGGTCGCTCCCGTTGACGCCGATGGGGACGGGCGAAAGCGTGATCGTGTTGTTGCCGACAATCAACGATCCGCCGGGCGTCTGGGGCGCGAAATCATACGCTTTCGAGATGAGATAGAGTCCTCCGCCCACGACATTAGCGAGACTCGGGCCGAGCGCCGTCTCGATCGCCTGGATCTCGGCTGAGAGGACATTGTGGTGCCAGGCGTCGATAAACATCGACACCTTGGTGCCGGCTGAATGCTGGACCGCCGCCGTTCCGTCAAACCCGCGGCCGCCGGAGGCGACCGCGAGAGTGGCATTCGGGCTCGTGGTAACGGAACTGATCGCGATGATCTCCTTATCGATCGACACCAGGCAATTCGGCACAAAACCTGCCGCCGAAGCCACAAAGAGAATTGTGTCGGTGGATGACATCGTCACTTTGAGAGTGGTGGTGATCAGGTTATTGGCGACCTTGAGTTGTGCAGCGGTCGCCACCGCCGCAGGAAAAACGGGAACGGGTGTCGCCATATAAATTCCTTATTGCACTGCGGCCGGCAGCGGCTGTTGCGCCTGCGAGCGCATCTGATTGCCGGTGTTCAACTGAACCAGAGAGGCCTTGAAGTTCTGGGCATTCGCCAGAACAACCTGATCGATCGGCCGCCCATACTCGGGCGCAAGATTTACCGCCAGATTCCAGCGCAGACCCGCCTCGTAACCTTCCGGCAAAACGATAACCGAACTGAGGTCGGCGAATGGCGGCACGGTCGCATAAATCCACAACTCGAGGCTTCCGGAGAGCCGCGGTGTGGGCCAGATATAGACCGTGGAAGATGGAAATGCGTAATCGCAGTAGAGGCGCCGGATGAAGATCGACTGGTTGAGTTTTTCTGGTATCGGGATTGCTTCCCATCCGGCCGCGTCTACGATCTCGAGCGGCGAGTCGACGCCGCTGATTGAGGCACTGGCAGCTTCTATCTTTACCGGCCGTGTTGGCAGTGCGTAGGAATTGGTCGAACCGACGCTCACCAATAGACGCTGGCGCGCGACGAGAGATGCGCCCTCAGTATTCCATGAACTGAGCATCTGGTTGAGCGAGACTAGCGCATCGTTGAGTTCATTCGTCTCCAGCGTCTCGCCGGCGGCGATCGCGCCGATCGCGCGCATGGATGAGTGGATGAGGTCACTAACAGTGGTTGGCATGGGCTATCCTGGCAAAAGAATATGAACGATCTGGATGGTCATATTACTGAAATCCGCCGGCATCTGACGCTATGCCGAAGGGCGATCGCGCAGGGAATAGAGTCGGACGAACAGATGCGAATCCTTGACAAGCGGATCGATGCTCTTATCCATGCAGTTTGTGCTTGCAAAAGGTGGAAAGCCGGGCCGAAGGCGCAAAAAGTGAATAGTCCCGCACCTACACCCCGGCAGATTGCGTGATGGCAAATGTCTTCCCGTTGACATAGATATTTGCCGACCGCATCGCGCCCGTATTCAGCGTCACCGAGTAGCTCACGCCGCCATCGGCGGATTGCGGAGTGGTTGGCGAAAACGTCAGCCAGGTCGCGGCAGAATCCTTGGTTGCGGTCCACGTGCCGGAAACGCCAGGCCCGGTAATCGTGACCGTGAAACTGCCGCTGCCGGCGATAGCCGGCATCGAGTCGCTGGTGGGATTGATCGTGACCGGCGGGACCTCCGGGATCAGACTGACATTCAGGACGCGCCAGGCCTCGCCCATGCTCTCCTCTGCGGCCGCATCACGCACCACCACCGGCGGCAGATTCACGTTATACATCAGTTTCGGGTAGGCGTCCGGCTCCGCTTCAGTCGGATTCGTCTCGAGCCAGGCCCTGACGTCCCGTTCGTCTTGCGTAAGTATGATCAACGGCATAATTCCTCCTCCTGAGTGCGGAGATGCGGGCGTAGTGGCGGCAGTGCCGCCACTAGCGCCCGCTCACGCGCTTTTTTTTAACAGTTTTGGCCGCCGCCGGCAGCTTTGCAGGAGGTTTCGCCGGCCGACGCAGTATGGCAGGCGAAACCTCCTTTTCCGGCTCCTCTTCCGGCTCCGGAGGGTCAGGTTCCGGTTCCGGCTCGGGCGCCGGTTCTGGTTCGGGCGGGGGCTTTGGCGCGTGGGCCGGGCCCGCCGCCCAGATAATGCGCGACCAGTCGGGGCCGAGCGCGTCTTCTTCGTCCCGCGAATGCACGGTCACCGGCTGTTTGCTCCGGTGAAACATCATCCGCGGGTAGTCGGTTGAGGGCATAGCAGCCTACGGTGCGGGCGTCAGTGCGAATCCATGCCCCGCGAGGTCCACCTCGACCCACGCGCTGCCGAGTTGCTCGGCCTCGTCGGGGCTCTGTACGATGAGCGGCGGAACGTTAATGTTGCCGTAAATCTTCGGCCAGGCGTCGGCGGCCTGCGCCTCTGCATCAGTCGTTTCCGCGCCTCTGGTGTGCGCGGCTTTCCACTTCTCGCGTTTCGCCTGCGCGGCTTTCGTCATCTCTGCGGCTCTCGTCTCCGCG